GGGATGTCCTGGGAATACGTGACCATGCGGTTAACGTCTGGCATGACAATGACATAACCGTTGCTCTCCACTGACTGGGGGAGCGTGAGGCTCACTGAAGCATGCACGGGTGCTAAGTGTGCCGGGGGGCCTGGGGTGAGAAAGGCCCGGGTGGGTTCGCATAGCTGGCGAACGAAGGCTTCAACGCCTTCAAGCCGGACAATCTCCGGCTTTGGGGACGCGCCCTTTTGGCGCGGTTTCTTTTGTGGCATCGCTTGCGCGGAACGCTGTTTTCGAGGTGGCTGTACCATTTAAAAAACTGCGGTGACTAATATCACTCCAGCCGGGACTGAAGCACGCTACAAGCGTACTCGTCCAGCCAGTGTTGGGGAAAGAAACCTTCGGGAAGGCGCCCCGACAGCTCAAATTCCACTTGGGCTGCGGGAGGTACGCCATAGCAGCGCCAGAACAGGCGCCTTGTGCCGGCTGACGGGGACGGCGGCCGGACAACGGCATCACGAGGTTTCGCACGTTCCCACTTGTCCCAACTTTTGGGGAGGACACGAAGCATATGCTTGTGGACATCCGCGGTGTGGGTTAGAAGTCTGTGGGCCTCTGCCGCAAGCATGGGGCAGTCAGGCATCTCACTGAGCAAGGATAGCGCTTTGCTGCGCAGCAAGGCACGGTGCGTGCGCAGGCTAGCGCCCTTGTACTGGGGGTTCATCCACGGCAGCCGGGCCAGTACCCGCCGGGGTTCGCGGATGATTTGCGGGGTCTCATGGCAGAAACGAAGGCCGCAGAAGCTGGCGTCCCCGGGTTCATCATGGTACACGAGCTTGATGCTGAGCCCCACATCCGCGAACAGATCAAGGCGGAGCGGGGCAGTGGTGCGAAACAAGCAATCATCGCCCTCAACAACGCCCCGAATGGAGGCGCCAGACTCGGCAGCGACCCACCTCATCACAACATAATTAGTGAAGCTATTGCCCAGGGAGGTGCACATCTCGCCGCTCATCCGGCAAGCCACAACACGGGCCTTCAACTTCCG